TAACCTTAATATCTCTAAACTACGTGCTGCTAAAAAGTTCCTAGACACTTTTGAAGTACCTCAAGAAGGTAGACATATTGCAGTATCTCCTAGTGGGATTAGTGCTCTACTTGCATCTACTCAGGTTACAAGTGCTGACTACAATAGCGTTAAAGCGTTAGTTCAAGGTGAGGTTGATACTTTCTTAGGTTTCAAATTTCACGTAATCGGTGATCGTGCTGAGGGTGGACTTCCTATCGATGGTAATAATGTTCGTAGTTGTTATGCGTGGCATGAAGGTGCTATTGGTTATGCTAATGGTATCGATATGACTACTTCTGTAGATTGGATCGCTCATAAAAAATCATGGCTATCAGCAGGTAATCTTAAAGCAGGTTGTGTTATTCGTGATAACGATGGTGTCGTTGAGATTTATTGTGATGAAGATGATGAGGATGGAGCAGCGTAATTCGCTGTTCTTCTTAAAATAAACTAGAAGGAACGCAAAATGGCTTTTGTAAAAACTATGCTTAGTGGGAATATTGGAGCAGGTGGTCTTGGTAACAAACTTTTTTTCTGTGCTACAACTGATAATAAGGCTGCTGTAATCGCTGATGATTACTTTTTAGATGATGACGGTTATCTTGCACTTAGTGCAAACGATGTTATCATTGTTACTGCTAGTGATGCTGCTGTCGCTCTTAGAGTTACTGCAAGTTCAAGCACTACTGTTACAACTGAGTACGTAGAAGTAGCTTAGTGATTTTAAGGCACTCTTAGGAGTGTCTACTAAATTACTAAAAGGGTGACTAATGGCTTTAAAAATTGAAATGATTTCTAACGCTTTTGTGCTATTAGGAGCCTCTCCTATAGCATCTCTTGAAGAGGGTTCTGAAGGTTTAGTTGCAAGTGCTCTTTATGAGCAGAACTATAAAACTCTTCTAGCATCTCATAGTTGGAGATTCGCTACTAAAAAAGCTACTCTTGCTAGATTGGTAGACACTCCACAGAACTCATACGACTATCAGTATCAATTACCTAGCGATATTATCACAGTAGTAAACGTGTATCAAAATACAGACTATGAGATCTATGGTGATAAGTTATACAGTAATCAGCCTACAATAGAGATAGATTATCGTTATAGAGTAGACGAAACATTACTGCCTTCATACTTTGTGAGTACCTTTGAGTTCTTACTAGCGTCACTTTTTGCAGTACCTATTACAGATAACTCACAAAGAGCTACTTATTACTATGCAGTTTATCAGGAGCAGCTACGAAAAGCTAAGAATATTGATAGTATGTCACGTCCTAGTGACCCTATCGTAGATAGCCCTCTAACGGATATATACTAATGGCTCGCTCAAGAGTAATGCAAAACAGCCTTTCAGGAGGGGTTATATCACCTGTTATGAAAGGTCGTAGAGATCTTGAAAGCTATTACAACTCTCTAGAAGAGGCTGAGAACGTAGTATTATTACCTCAAGGTGGTGTAGAGCGTAGACAAGGACTCTTCTATACAGGAGTAACTCATGCTCTTACTAATGGTAGTGGTAGACTATTTGTCTTTGAGTTTAGCCTAACTCAGCGTTATCTCTTCTTATTTGATGAGGATGATCTTAGGATCTACACTTTAGCAGGTACTTTACTCTATACATGGACAGGGTGGAACGCCACAGCCGATATGCTAAGAGAGTTTGACATTATCCAAAGTGCCGACACAGTTATCATCACTCATGAGAGTATGGTTCCTATTAAGATTGTTAGAGGTGCTACAGATACTTCATGGACAGCTACAGTAATAACCTTTAAGAATATTCCATATTATGATTACACCGAAGCTAATATTCCTGATTATCAAAATTTCGGAACATCTCAGACTGTAGATATAACTGAGAATGATATTGTTTGGAATTATGATGGTAATGATACTAACGGTACTAATGGTCACTTATACCAAGCTACAGCGGCAGGAGCAGGTAGTACCGATTTATCCACAGAAGATTATACAGTTGGAGCTAATTGGACTGATTTAGGTGAGCGTGAAAACTTATTTGATGGTGGTTATCCTAGGACTTGTACTTTCCATCAGGGGCGTTTATGGTTTGGTAGTATTAGAGATAAGCCTACTTCTGTTATAGGATCGGTAGTAAATGATTACTTTAACTTTGACTTAGGTTATGGTGATGTACAAGCTGATAGTGGTATCTTTGATACTATTGACACAGATCAATTTAATGCTATACAAAACATCATCTCAGGTAGAAACTTAGTAGTTATGACATCTTCAGCTGAGTATATCAATACAGCAGATGTCATAACACCTACTTCCTCGGCATGGTATAGACAAACAGGTTATGGATCTAAGAGATTAAAACCTGTAGTGTTAGATGGTTCTATTTTCTTTACAGATCGCTATGGTAAGACTTTACGTAACTTTGTCTATACAGATAGTGAATCAGCATATACATCTCTTCCTGTGAGTATTCGTGCAGAGCATTTATTAACGGATATTACTGATATTGGGGTTCTAAAAGGGACTACTGAGTCAAGTAATACCTTAGTTTATATTATAAATGGAGATGGATCGCTAGCAGTTCTTAATATATTCCCTGGTAATAACACGTATGGGTTTACTAAGTGGACTACTCCTAATGGTACGTTTAAAGCTGTAGAGGTTACTTATGACTCTACGTTTTTCTTAGTAGAGCGTGATGGTGTAGAATACTTAGAGGTTATTAGTAACTCATACGATGGGTATATGGATCATCGCTTTGAGTATAACCCTGGTACTGCAATAAATAGAATAGAGGTGGATAGTGTTCTCTATAACAACGACACTACTGTACAGCTTGCAGGCATTACCCAAGAGATCCCCGCCACAGTAACTTTTGAGAGTGGTACGTATTATGCGTATGCAGATAGTAGTGATGGTACTTATATCTCCGCAGGTCTCAACTATGATGTTACAGTTAAGACACTTCCTATATCCATAAGCTCACAAGCTGAGGGCAACATAGCTCACTTACCTAAGCGTATTACTAGGGTATTCGTAGATCTTTATAATACTAAGGAGGTTTATGTGAATAACTTCTTAGTTACATCTCGCACTTTCTCAGCTACGTTAGATAGTGAGTTCCCACTTATAACAGGTCAAGAAGAAGTGCGCTTATTAGGTTATAATAACACAGGTCAAATAACAATTACACAAAGCACTCCAAGTCCTATGACGTTGTTAGCGTTGGATCTTGAAGTATCATTTTAGAAAGGGGTTAATATGGTAGGGTACTTAATCGCAGGTCAAGCAATATTATCAGCTTTTAACTCATATCAGCAGGGTCAGATCTCTAAGGAAGCCTTCAGACATGATGCTGCTATGCAAGCTCTAGCAGAAAAACAGATAGGAATTAATTTAGCTTTTGATAATGCTAAACGCAAAGAACAATACGCTGAGACTTTAGCTATGCAGAACGTATTATCCGCAGCTATGGGTAGAAGTGGTGGATCTCTAGAAGCTCTAAGCTCTACAGGTGCAGAAAATCTACGTAAAGATATGGAGATCGCTAAGAGTAATGCAGATATCTCACGTATCTCAGCCATGATGGGCGGTGAGATTGCAAGAGCTTCAGGTGAAACTGCTGCACGTATGGGTTTACTCGGTGGTGGACTAGAACTTCTTAAAGGTGGTGTACAAGCTGCACCATACTTATAATGATACCTGTATATGAAGGGCAAAATGTAGCCCCACAGTTAAACATCACAGACAACACACGTCAAGGTCTACAAGTTGTGGCAGACGCTAGTGATCGTCTATTAAGTAGACTCTCAGGAGTTATAGGAGCGTTTAAACCTATAGCTGAGAAACAACTCTCAGAAGATACTATTAACAAAGCTCTAACTGATGTAGAAGAGGGTAAAGTAGATAGTGAGAGTGTAGCGTTAGTTGCAGAAGATCTTTATAGACAAACTGCACGATCAGCACTCACAGCTAAGATGCAGAACAATAGTTATCTATATGGGGAGTCTGTACTACAGAACCAAAAAGCATCTAATAGATATGATGTAGAGAGTTTTACTAAGAACTATGATGCTTATGCTAATAAGACCCTTAACGGTATCAAAGATCCTTCTATTCGTTATGAAGTTGAACAGACTCTAGCTAAAGAGCGTAATAAGTATGCTTCTACAATCACAGCTCTACAGATCAAACAGCAGACCGATAACATGAAAGCAGACTTTGAAGCTAACCTGAAGCTCAAAGCTCAGGATATGTCTAAGTCTTGGGGTGTGAATAATGATGAGGTTGTTAAGAGCTATACGCAGATAGAGAAAACATTAGGACTAATGGTTACTAATGGAATGATCTCAGAAGGTGAAGCAGATCTAAAACTCAAAGAGATTACCGATGCAGGGTATGTTGAAGCAGAACTTAGAGCGTTTAGAAATAGTGATAACCCTACTAAGTTCTTAGAAGAGTTTAGAAAAAATGAATATGGTTTAGATAACGAAACTTTAGACAAGACTATACAGCGTATGCAAAATGTGATGAGATCTCAGATACAAGATAGAACTATCTTATCGGATCAAGCAGAAAAAGAGCATGAGAGTTTCGTTAAGAATAGTAAGAACTCTATAAACTATAAATTAGTTCAAGGAACTTTAACAGAAGACGATATTAATGGAGCTTTAGCGTTAGGTATTATTAATAGATCTGAATATGATGATCTTCGGGTTCGTATGAAAACTCCTGGCGTAGATAAGTCTGATGATGCTACTTACTTTCAGTATAGAGCTAACTTAGATCATACAAGTATTGAAGCTATCACTCAAGAACAATCATTATCAAGACAAGACAAAGAAAAACTCATTACAGCTCTTAACTCAGAAGAGAATCAAATGAGAGCGCAAGCTTATGATGAGATAGACAATCGCTTTGGTATGTTTAAGGGTACTCTCATGAGTAAGTTGGACTTTAATAATGATAATGGTAGAGATTATGCGATTGTTAAAAGAGAATTCTTTGATAAGACTCAAGAGCTTAAACCTGAAGATCAAACACCTTCAAAATATGTAGAGCTGGCTAGACAAATTCTTAAAGAATATGATGCAGGTGAGGTCTTAGGTACTAAGAAGTATAGAGAAGCTCAAAGTGGTACTTTGGATAACTCTAAGATAAATACTAGAGACTATATAGAAACGCAAACAGGTATTAAAATAGACAGTAACAATACGTTAGATCAGAACTTTACGATACTGAGATTCTTAAAGGACATTAAGTAATGGATCAAAATAAAATAAGATTAGAAACTGTAGGTACTACGTCTACTCAGACTTTAGAAGATCAGAAGAATATTACTGAGGATATGATTAGAAAAGACCCTGCCTATGCTCAAGCGTATCGCACAGTTCAAAGTTTTTTAAGACCTAATACTACTTCTGAGTATGCTCCTGATACTACAGCAACAAAAACCCCTGAAGAGATGAGTAATGGTATACAAGAGTTCACACCTGAGTATACTGATGAGGAAGCTGCTGAGATGGGTATGCAGATGGTAAGTGACTTTAAGAACGCTTTTTATACTGCTGATCAAGGTTTAGGTCTAATTGGTACTTATAACACACTTAAAGATGCTCCTGAGGATGTTAAAAAGTCAGCATGGTATATGTGGAAGCATTATGATAGAGCGGATGCTACTTTAGACTCAGCTACAAGATTCTTTAAGTCTATGGGGGTAGACCCTACGATGTATACACCTGCGCTTAGTCTTAAACTATTCGGACAAGCATCTGCACGTAAAGCTACTGAGATGATCTTTAAGAAACTACTATTAGGTAGTGGTGTGGCAGGTGGAGCTTATACAGGTGGCGAGGAAGCATTGGCTCAGGAGTTAGAAGGTGAATACGATCCTATGGCTGTAGCTACAGCAACTTCTATAGGAGCGGTTGTTGGTACAGTAATCCCTGCTGGTATAGTTGGTGGATCTAGAGGATTAGCTAAACTTGCTAGAGAAGGTGAGGAAGAGATGCAGCGTTTAGCTGGGGGTGGTATCCCTCCTGTGGATCCTATAAGTGATAAATTTAACTTAATAAAACAAGATCTACAAGATAAAATCAATAAGATTGAGAATAGTGATAGTAAAGATTTATTTCAAAAATATTTAGATAGTGCGTTAGAAAATGTTGATGATGTTGATAAAAATAAATATTATAAAGCGTTAGATAAGCAAGTAAGTAAAGCTTTACCTCAGATTACTGATAACGCTATGAAGGCTAGATTATCTAATAGTGAAATATCGTGGACTAAAAGTAAGAATATGGAGCCTAAACAATGATAGACCTACAATTAGATCAAGAACAAGTAAACCAAGATGCTGAGATGATGAGTCAGGAGTTAGAGACTCCTACTACTGAAGTACCTCAGCCTATACCTGGTAGTGAAACAGCAGGTCTTACAAGCACGTTTAGTAGACGTATTGCTAGAGAGTTCTTAAGAGATCAAGAAGAGATGATCACTCAAAGAAGTCAAAAGCTAGAAGAAACTAAGTTAGAGGACTTAGATCCTGAAGAGCCTTATCAGATTAACTTTGACACGATTAATGATACTGATGACATTAAGAAAACTTTTGGTGTACTTAATGAACAGAATCGTAATGCTATTCAAACTCAAAGAAGAGAAGTAGTACCTGATGAAGAGCTTAGAACTCTTGCATTTGACCTCTCATCTGATCCTGAAACTATTAAGACTGTATTAGGTCTTAAGCCTGGTGAGATCTTAGCTCCTGAGTATATTCTCTCTATGAAACAAGTCTTAACACAATCAGCTAACAAGCTAAGAGATATGTCTAAGATGATCACAGAAGGTACAGCTAGTGATGCAGATAAGATGTCATTCCATAAACAATGGGAGTTCCACTCTCAGTTCACAAAACAGTTCATGGGTGTACGTGCTGAGTATGGTAGAGGTCTTAGAGCTATGGGTGTACATGAAGGTGATGCTCCTGTTAATGAGCTTAACGATGTTATGGAACGCTTTAGTGCAGGACACATGGATACTAACATCATGGCAGAACAATTATTAAGAGCTGAAGATACTGCATCTATTACTAGAGTGGTAAAAGCTCAAAGTGATGGTAAGATCCAAAGAGTTAGTAATGCGTTTTCTGAGCTTTATATTTCCTCCATACTAAGTGGTGTACAGACTCATATTGTCAATAGTGTGTCAAGTGCGATTCGTACTGCTAGTATGCCTATAGATACTGCTGTAGCAGCACTCTTTAAAGCCGATGGAGACGATGTGATAGTGTCAGGTGAAGCTACAGCACGGCTAAAAGGTATGATGGAAGCTAACATAGAAGCTATGCAAACAGCCTGGAAAGTGCTTAAGACAGGTGAGGCGTATGGTGATGCTTCTAAGATGGACGTAGATTATGTTAAAGCGATCTCAGCAGAAGCCTTTGGTATACAAGAGGGATTATATGCAGACTTTGTTGATGCAGCAGGGAAAGTTATAAGATTCCCTACTGATAACTTAATGGGTGCTGAAGATGCTTTCTTTAAAGTTTTAAATGAGCGTGGAGCTATTAGACAGATCGCACATCGTAAAGCAGTGACGCAAGGTCTTACAGGTGAAGAGTACAACGACTTCATAACCAACTTTATGAATAGTCCTTCTAGCGATGCTTTAGCTGATGCAAGAGAGGCAGGGTTAAGAGGTACGTTTCAACAAGAGTTAGGAAGCGCAGGAAAGTCTGTTCAGAAAATGCGCAATAACTTATGGGGTGGTAAGTTTATCATGCCTTTTGTTAAGACTCCGATCAATTTGATCTATGAAGGTTTCGTAGAGAGAACCCCGATTGCACTTGCTAGTAAGAAGTATAAAGATGCCCTTATCAATGGTGGTAAAGATGCTCAGATGGCTAAGGCTAAGTTAGCTGTAGGTACTGCTATTAACAGCACTATGATCGGTACTTTTGCTGCTTTAGAGTATGGAAATAGCTCTAACGACTTTGAGATCATTGGATCATATCCTTCAGATTTTAAGTTAGCCCAAGCTATGAAAGATGCGGGTGTTAAAGAAAACAGTATCGCTTATACAGATGATACAGGTACTCGTCAATATATGAGTTTTGATCGCTTAGAACCTTTTAACTCACTCCTTAAGTTATACGCTAATGTGATGCAAGTGCAGAAGATCGCTAATATTAACGACCTTGATCCTGACGCTGAGAGAGAGCTTAACAAAGTTGCAGCAGGTATGACTTTAGCATTTAGCGAAGCTACAGTTAATCAAACTTTCATGAGAGGTGTTAAAGACTTCATGGAAGCTCTTACAGCAGGCAACAGTATCTCTAAGATAGAACGTCTTGCGGCAAACTACACTAACGCTATTATCCCTTATAGTGGAGCTTTAAGATCTATTACTAGAACTTTTGATGAGCAGGTAAAAGATGCAGATGGTATCTTAGATAAAGTTTCAAGATCTCTACCATACGTAGGTAAAGATAACCCTCCCGTGTTAGATAACTATGGTAATCCTATATTAGTTGAGAATAATCTAACACCTGCCTACGCTAAGATGGTACAGAAGGGTTCTAAAGATTACGTGCGTAATGAGGTCTTAAGAGTTACAGAAGCCACTAAAACTGTACCTATATTTAAACCTAAAAAGAACTTTGGTGGATATAGAATGACTGCTCAGGAGTATTATGATTATGTGAATTATGCTACTAAAGATAAGATAAATGGTAGAAATTTATATGAAGATATTAAGAATACTATGAGCATGGAAGAGTATAAGCGGTCAAACGATCATATTAAAGCTCTTTATTTAAGAACTGTTAGAGATGCACACTATGATTATGGTAAAATAAAACTATTTGAAAAGTATCCTAAGATTAGAAAATATGATATGGATAAGAAAGAGTTTAACTTAAATCTACTAAGAGGCGGTAACTAATGGCTTTTAATACAAATTTAGGCGCACAGAGTTTTACAGCAAGCGCAAGTCAGACAGTTTTTGACTTTAACTTTAAGATCTATAATCTAACAGATCTTAAGGTATTTCAAACAGCGAGTGGTGCTACTTTTGACGTAGTATCAGATGTACTTACCTATGAGGTAGATTACACAGTCACCATAGATGGAGATAATGGTGGGACAGTAACATTAGTTACAGGAGCGACTTTAAACGATACTATTAAGATCGTTAGAAATCTACCTCGTACACGTACTACAAGTTATATCACTAATGGTGATCTAAAGGCTGCCACTCTTAATGAGGATCAGGGTTATCAGACCCACCTTATTATAGATGGTTTTAATGGCACTTTATCTCTCCCTCGTACAGATATAACTATGAGTCCTGAGTTACCTACTGCAGTAGCAGGTCAATACCTAAGAGTAAAATCAGATAGTACGGGATTTGAGTATCAGCAGTTAGACGGTTTTATTACAGAGGATCAAACACTTACTTTAGATGTAGTATCCGAATTAACCCAAGCACTTGGGAATTTAAGTGTATCAAAGGTAGCTATAGTAAAAGATTTAGATAGGGGAGGCACATTTATATATGACTCTAGTAAAGTAGGTGAAGATAACCAAGGTACTAACTTTAATGGATGGATTAGACAGTATAGCGGTGATGTGCATGTAAAATGGTTTGACAGTTTTACTAATGCTATAAATGCTTTTGCTGGTACCGAGGGCACAGGATTTGGAGCAAATAGCGTAACTATAGATTTAGATAATACTACTGTCACCCTTAACTCAGATGTAAAAGTGCCCATCAACATAAGCATTATTAATGGCACTATTAATGGTAGCTTTAAATTAGTATTCAGAAACCCGTATATAGACAATACGTCTCTTCGTGGATATACAACGTATTGGGCGTATATGAAAACAATAGTTACAAATGTAAAATTTGGCTGCGTTGTTGTAATTAATAACTACATAGGATTAAAGTTTGCAGATTGCTATTTTGCCGGTGTTGTGCTTGTAAACAGTAATACACTTTGGACTGAGTATTCACAATTTAGTAGATGTAGCTTCGGTCAAAATGCTTCTATCGGTGGGTGTATTCTATTTGATGGAAACAACTTAGGAGCATCTCCATACTCGTATGGTAGTGGAGCGGGTACAGCAGATGGAAGCTTTGGTTATACATCTTTTAGAGATTGCAAAATCGATAGTGCAGCTCCTGGGGTTGGAATAAAATTAATTGGGTTTGCAGTACCTTATAATGGTACTTTTGAATTTAAAGGATATACTAGAGGTAATGAAGGTGCTTTCTTGTATATAGTACATGGTAGAGCTGGTAATATCTTATTTAATGTCCACCTAGAATCGTTCGGAGCAAGTGCAAATATAATATCTGTAGAGGACAATGGTGCTATATGGTACTGTAGTGGTAACATTAAATCGGCATCTCCTGAAATGAAAATGATACAAACAGCAGGTGCCGATTTAAGAGGAAATAATATTAATGTAATTGGATGTACACTTGCCGATAATTATGGGGATACTATATTTCAGGGTGATACATATAATTCTATTATAAGAAACAATGTGTCGCAAAGAGATTTTACTTTATCTAAGAAACCTATGTTTAAGCGAACAATAACATCACCGTTTGGATTTAATTCAAATGTAACATCTGTAATATCTTTTGAGAATAATGAGTTTGATACATTAAGTAATACTTCATATACTACTTTTACTTGCTCTATAAGGGGGCACTATTATATTTCTGCATTAATTGGGCTGAATACCACTTCATCGGCGCTTGCGGCTAAAATTTCGTTGTTTAAAAATGGAGCAGAAAATATAGTAGGCACATTAACTAAATCATACGAAGATCCTAGACTTATTGTCAATACATTATTATACTTACAAGAAGGGGACACAATAGATGTAAGGGTATATGTATTCGATAATGGGGGTGTCCCATCGGTAATAAATAAGTCTCAATTTTTAGGCTACTTGATTTAAAGAAGCTACAGAAAAAGCAAAGCTATAATAATAATAATGATGATGCAGTTTTAAAGGAGATGTGATGGAATTTTGGAGCGAGTACAGCATGGAAATTTTAGGGTTATTGTCGCCGATTATAGGAGCAGTCTTAATAATAATAATGATGATGCAGTTTTAAAGGAGATGTGATGGAATTTTTAAATTTAATATGGAGCGAGTACAGCATGGAAATTCTAGGGTTATTGTCACCGATTATAGGAACAGCACTAATGTATGTGCTACCCCCTCAGTATGCTAAACCTGTTGCATGGGTTTTAGTTAAAGTTGCAGAGAAAGCAACCGATATAGCAGAGACTAAGGGGGGCGTGAGTAATAAAAAGCCTGAAAATGCCTCAGGAACATAAGGATTGTGTGAAAGATATAGCAGAGTTATCCGCTAGCCTTTCTTCAGCGCATAAGCGACTAGATAGTCATCATAGAGCTATAACTAACACATCTGATTTAGTTTCGACTAACATGCAGATGTGTTTACCTGCAGTAGACAAGGCTAACGAAGCTTATAAGGCGGTACAAGTAGTGAGTAAAGAACTAGGTGAGCTTATAAGTGCCGTCAAAGCATTGCATAAGAGAAACGATCAGAAAGACAAAGACGATGCCATTTTCAAAAATAAAATAGATAAGCATTTAGAAGAGTACAACCAAAAGTTAATAGTTGATGCGATTAATGAAGGTGAATCTAAGATGGCAGGTAAAGTGTTTAACGCTCTATGGAGTGTCGGAGCTATAGCTTTTATAAGTTTTTGTGTGTGGTTAGTTACCCATATCACAGACACTGAAAAGAAATTAGAAACACATATAGCTTTTAGTAAATCAAAAAAGGAAGATCAATGAATAAATTACTATTAGGTCTAGTAGCAACATCTCTACTAGCTATAGAGACTATACCTTTCGCTGGTATGGCTATGCACACTAAAAGGTTTGAGAATGTACCGACTAGAGCAGATTCCCCTATGGGTATCTTTGGAATTAGAGCTACTACTAATTATTTTGATGCTTGGATTAATCACATTTCTTCTATACCTAACGTGGGCAGTGAAACACGAGGAATAAACCTATTAGGTTGTACTCTTAAAGCTCCTATAGGTAATACTGAGCCATATATAGGTTACTTCTACCATAATGAGGAATTCGATGGTAAATATTATTCTGAGCAGTTTAGTGAGTATCAGTATCGGGTAGGTGTTCGTTATCACTATGATGGTGATAGAACTTTATTTATTGATTACTTAGATAGTGTAGATAGCTCTAAAGCAGATATGCTATCTTATGGTTTCACTTGGGAATTTAAGGATGTTATGTAATGGGTGATTTAAGTAAGAATTTTAGTAGACATGAATTTTCTTGCAGTTGCGGGTGCGGGTTTGATACTGTTGATGCTGAGTTATTAGACGTTTTGCAGAGTGTTAGAGACCATTTTGGTAAACCTGTTAAAATTAATAGTGCTTGCAGATGCGATATTCATAATCTTAACGTAGGCGGAACTTCTAACTCTCAACATAGATTAGGTAGAGCAGCAGATATTGATGTTAGTGACATATCGCCTACTCAGGTACAAGCGTATCTAATAGCTAAGTATCCTTATACTTTTGGTATAGGTGTGTATGATAACTTCACTCATATCGATACAAGAACGCAAAGAGCTAGATGGTAGAGAGTAGATCCTCTACCTCTTCTACTGATCTCGCTATAATTCCTACTCCTGCTGCTTTATGAATCTGTTTAATGTTACGCTCTTGAAGTGGTGATATTATTCCTGTAGGGGTCTTTACCTCTATAGCAATGAACTTCCCTTTAACACATGCTATGAGGTCAGGAACTCCGCTGCTAGTAGCTGTAATGACTTTAATAATATAACCGCCATGAGATCTAACGAGATCGATGATCTTCTTTTGGATAACACTCTCTTTCATTTTAACCCTTTGTACCATTTTGTTGTAAAGTTATTCTTATTAGATACTGCTTTGTAGACATATTCGTCAATACCACTTATTAGAAAGTGTATTATAACTTCCTCTTTACGTGTCATAAAATTTAGTTGTCTACCGATAACCTGCTGATAAGTTGCTGCGCTAAAACCCATACTATATATAATCATGTTCTTGTAGTGACTATAATCAACACCATCACTATTTTTAGTTATTGATCCTACGTGAGGAAAGATATTAGATAGATGGTCCTGTTCTGCAATATAAAAAGCTAAGATGATTGTGTCGTTAGGATCAAAATGATCTTTGATGTATTGAACTTTATTACTATCAACTTGAAAGATCTTAGGAGTTTCATCAAGATCTACAGCATTAACAAAACCTCCTGATACCTGATGCAACTTCTGTAGATACTTGCTTGCAGTATCACATACGATACTATACTCACTATCTACCTCATAAATCTTTAACTTATCTAACGAGTTATAGATAGCTACTTGATGAGGTGTTAGAGGTACTTTATGTAATTTATCTGTAGGCTCGTAGATATGCCCTGCTTCTTTACGTGTCATAGATACAATTAAGTGATCTATATCTCTTTGAATAAGATCATCCTTAACTCTATCTCTACCGATCGCAGTACGTGGGGACTTTGTTTTATCATTCCACCCTATCACAATGTCATATGGTATCCCATAATCTTTATGCCATTTATTGTAAGCTAGTACACGCCCTGGTAAACTCTCGTATCTCTTCCAAGGACTATAATTTGATACTGCTAACATATTAAAGAGCATTGCAAAACTCTCAGGAGTAGGAGTACCGCTGCTAAAAATTACATAAGATGCTTTACTAGCTATTCTATGAATATCTCTCCATAACTTAGATCTCTTCCCTATAGAGCTGATATATCGGTGACACTCATCTAATACTACTACATCATAAATAGGATCAAGTTTGCAAGCCTGGTGATAGTTGGTCACATTAGGAGTGAACTTTTTTACACCTTCTATAGCACCTTTTTTAGTAATAACTATATAGTCATCTTTAGAGAGATCTTTCGCAGCTTGTACAAAAGCAGCGGTTTTACCCGATCTTACCTCACCTGCAAATAAGCATATACGATAGAGATTAAGTTTTCTTTTAATAGATTTTGCTTTTAACTCTTGATGTTTAAGTAATTTCATTGTATACTCTTTGATGTAGCACTCCTTTGCGATCATATTCAGCTACAAAATAATGCTTCTCTTTAGAGAGGGATTAGTCTCCCCTCTCTATTAATCTCTCTATATAATGAATAGCTTTTTTTAGATCTTCAACTCCGTTTTTTTCTTTGTATCTAAGTAGATACTTCAGCGCATTACCTTCGTAAAAATCTAACTTATGAGCATCTATGATATCCCAAGGTTGAATCTTCATCTCTTTATAATGAGATCCTCCTACTTGTTTATCAGTAGTAGATGCGACAATCTCTCCTTTTTCGTTTAAGATAGGTTCCATAGTTTTACTTTCCTTCCATTAAATTGATCTAGACCTACTAACCTACGTGTGAGGATAGCATCTTCTTTAGTATAACCTTTTCTTTCATAGATCTCTATGACATCTCTAAAAGTTGGTTTATCTATCTTGTGGAGTAGTTTAGTTTTCATACCTACCCCTTTGATACCTGGTATATCGTCTGTAGAGTCACCTGCTAGGCATTGTAATAGTAAAAACTTATTACGATCCTCTTCAGTATTAATAACTACCTTCTCATGTGCTGCATGATAGAAGTAACACGAAGGTGTAGAATACACTACATCTTTATCACCACTTGCAATAGGGTGTCCTTGGGTAGACATATAGTACACATAATCATCGGCTTCGATCCCTTCAGGTGTATATCCTAAAGATCTCGCATATCTCTCTAACCTCTTTAACGTAGTAGTTTTTTCTAAGTTCTTACGTGACTTTTTGTAATCAGGATATATATCATATCTGAAGTTAGTCTTAGGGGTGAATATGAGCTTGTAATCTTTGAACTTAGGTAGCTCTTTACGATATGATGCTAGTTCGCACTCTAGAACTACAGCCTCCACACGATCTCTAAAAACTTGCTTATAGTCATTAAAGCGTATCCCTATCTCATCACCTATAAAGTCACCCTCTTCAGCTTTACACGGATTAGTTAGTGTCTTATTATATGCAGCGTAATAGACTAAACTATCTGCATCTATATAGAGAGTCTTATCACTTTTGTTACTAGCTCTCATCTCCTCTAAGTGATCTAATGGATCACCATGATACCCCATAGCATACTCCCAAGCCATATGCTCTTGGTGATCTACTTCATACAACCCCATAACTAACTCCTAGGTTTTCAAAATGTTCTACAGCTAAAGCGATATACTTATCATAATCTAAGTCTTTGGGTACGTAACGTGTCAGATCCATCATAGGTTTAGCTCCATCGGTCTTACCTACTTTGTTACCTGTTTTATAGAATATCGCTGAGGTGCTGTTTATGCTGTAGTACCATCTAACAACTTTACCTAAGTATATTGATTTGTCAGATTCTAATATAAACTTCTTTTTGTGATCTTCATTACGTTTAGCTACTGCTTTAACTTTAAGCTCGCCTTTATCTAATATGTGATTGGTGTACTCTTCTGTATCAGGGATCTCTTCAGGATAGTATATAGCCCCGCCTTTAACCTTTACGCTGCTGGTAAACATCGCTACATCTTTACAATTATAGATAGTATCTTCTAAGGGAGTTCCGTTGGCAATATAATCTCTAATTGCTTTATGCACAATAGGATATTCTATATTCTTACTTAGTTTAGGTACTGCATCTTGGGGGTCTAAGTAACACCCTTTTGCTTTAGTCTTACCGCCTGGGTATAAGGCAATGTAGTTATTCACATCTCTAGCGAATAGAGCATTGTATTGCCCGAACTCCATCTCCATCTCAGTAATATATTCCCACTCACCTACGATCTCTTTAAGAGTATTAATCTTATACTTTTTATGCAGCACTTCCACACCATCGGTGTTAGAGGATACTACTTTAAATCCATTTTTCTCTAACATCTCGATTAACATTAGTAAGTAAAGTTGTCCGGTGAACGTAACCCCTAATAGTAAGTTTGGATCATAAAGGAAGCTATACTTATTACCAAACTTGCCATAAGATCCGTTTAATACAATCTTCAACACGTTATTAGTAACACTATCTCCGTTGCGTTTAGCTTCTAATCTCTCCTTCTTAATATTAGAATAGACATCTAAGAACTTCTTAGTGAGTTGTTTAGGATACAATTTTAAAGAGATAATCAGCGAAGGATAATAACTCGCAACGTCCACGTTAGACAACATCTCATCTTCTTTAGGTATCACTACTAATTGTTTATCTTTGGAGTGTAGTCCTCCTAATCCTATGTTGTACTCAGTATCTCCTATGCTGATAGTAGTATCTTTTAACCACTTAGGCAGCATCGGAGATCCGTTTGATGCTAGTTCTATATCACTCTCTTCTATCCTATCTACTATCTCATTAAGATCTTCACGATCAAACGCTACTGATTCAGGAGCTACATACTTAACGACTTTAGGTACTTCGCCTCTCTTAACATTAACACCATGTTCTGTTAGCTCATGTCTGAAGATAGCTTCTGCGATCTGAGCATCACTTTTACTCATAACATCTATGTTATACTTATTAGAGATCTGTTTTCTTAGGTCAATCTCAGGAGTGAGCTTAGTGTATAAGTCTAGTGTTAGATTTAAATCATTAACATTATAAAGATTCACTTGATCTATCTGTTCATCATTAAGTTTCACGTGAGGATCATAAGGCAGATCTTGTAACTTCTTAGAGTTCATACGTGCCCCATACTCTTTAAGACCTACTCTATTACCGAAAGCAATGTCTATTAAGTCTATAGAGTATACTTTCCTGTTCACGTTTAACTTATCAAATACTTCCCACCATTGGTAAGAACTCTCTATAAGCTGCTTTGACTTCTTATACACACTATTACAATCACGACCTGCTAACATCAAGCTCGTCATAACATCATCGTAACCTTTAGAGTTAAAACCTATAACACCTACGTTTAGCACTCTCTTAATACGTTTAATATCTGCTGAGCTAAAAGCACTTTCCTTAGTCCAAAACTGCTTTACTCTCTTAGTCTTAACACTCATAAAGCCTATACTCATATAGTTAGGATATACCTCTACGTCATATACATACACTTCTAACTCCTTGCATTAACTAAAGAAGATGCTCCGAAGAGCACCCTATTAATTAACCTCTACGTGATCGTCTTGATCGTCTTGTAGGAGTTTCCTCTTCCTCATCTACTTCTGTAGATCCTGGAATATCAAACCCTTCGAAACCACCATCTTCCTCAGCAGCAGGAGCATTATCAAACTCATAAGGAACAAAATTATTAGTAATCTGTACACCTGTTAGCCATATTGTATAGCCATATTCTAACTTAGCAGCCTTACCTCTCGTCCATTGTTTCATGTTACCTAATATCTTACCTTCGGTGCCTGATCCTATACCTGTACCTTCAGGTAGTTGGATCTTTTTACCTCTTGTGTTATAGATATTAATATTACGATCGTTAATGTTTCCATCTCTATCTTCCCACTTAGTAGAAGTCTTACTATATAACCACGCTTTACCCTCAGGGATCTTCTCGTAATCCTCAGTAGTTTGATATGGAACTTTAGAAGGTTCTTTACCATTAATCTCAGTTTCATCGATATACTTATCAATCTCATTAATGATAGGAGAATCTAAGTCTACTTCTAGAGTAGCTAAGTATTCATAGTTACCTGGGTTGTTATCATTTTCAACACCCTCACCTACTACTGCACAGAACTTAAAGGTTCCTTTTGTTGATTCGATTCTTAATCCATTATCTTTTGCCATTTTATTTTCCTCTTCTTGATCTTCTTGATTTTTTTGGCTCTAGTTTAGCCGAATAATTAATATAAACCTCGCTATCTTTACCTGCGACTTCTGCTAACTCTTCTAAGTAGTCCTTAGCTTCGTCTAGCTCTCCGTCACTTATTGCATCATCAATGTCTGCACATATATCATCTATTTCGCTATCACTATCATCTCCTTCTATAAATTTATCTTTCCACTCATTATACAGACTCTCATCTTCATCTTTAAGCTCTTCTAAAAGTTTTAGAAAGTCTTTTTTATCTCCATCGTCAATGGCACTCTTAATGTCCTGAATGATCTCTTTGATAACTTCATCTTGATCCGAAGTTTGTGTAGAACCCTGATCATTATCATCTGCTTCCACGTCTCGCTCATCACTTTCGGTCTCATCGTCTTTTACCTCCACTTTATCAGGATCACCAAAGTCTACTAATAGGTCTTTAGCACCCTCTACATCTTTATCTTTAACACAAAATAGAAGATCCTCTAACATATCTTCCACCTCATCGTCACCCATAGCAAACCATTTTTTACGCAGTTCATCACTATAAGATCTAAACGCTTTACGATCTCCTGCCTCTATAATGTTATATAACTCTTGGTATGGGTCAGCAGGAACCTCTACAGGTGTTTCAGTAGTTGGCTCTTCATCACTTAGTGCTGCAAGTAACTTATTAAGTCCGTCGAAGTAGTCTCTTTGAAGTGCTGTGGTATATCTTGTAGCTTCAGTAACTCGATCAGCTTTAATGATAGTCATATTAGGTACGTCAAGTTTACCACCAAAAGTTTTACCTTTGAAAGTAATAATCTTTCCATCTTCTACTCTTTGAGGTAGGAACTTTAATCTCTCGATATCGCTCTTAGCTTTAACAATATCTCCCATTGTTGTAAGTACAGTTTTTAAAAACATAGCTTTATCTCCTTTTTTTTGCTTTATGTACGATATGAATCTTAGTTAATAATTACTTAATAACAGCTTAACTATCTAACTCTTCTAAAATTTCTTTTATAATCTCTACACTTGCTTCATCAAAAATATGAATTTGCTTATCCATACAGTTGATGACATTATTCACGTGCATAATATGTTCACATAACCCTTCATCATATTGTTCTAAGAATGTGAACTCACCGTCTCTATAACTTAAGAATTCTAATATCATTTCCCCAAGACCTTTTTAGCAGCGTTAATAAATTTGATAGTAGTTTTACTTCGAGATCCGAATGATTTATTTAACCATTGATATATCCCTTCTGAAGTAGTACCCATGTGAGGGGATAATGCTCTTGCAACTTTACCATAGGTATTATAGATCGTCGATAACTCTTCTAACAACTCTATAGCTTCGCTATACTCATCGCAAACAACTTGATTGACTTTATAGTTATCTTGCATATACCACTCGCCATCGATTAATTTAAATAGAGATGTGTCACCCCTCTTTTTATGTGCAGTCTTTAAAGAATAAATCGCACTATAATCAGGATCTCCATGTTTTAAGCCTCTCATCTTCATATAATCTTTTATTTTAATCATGTTTGAAAATCTCCTCATATATACAGCTCACGTCAATCGGTTTATAGAACTCCTCAAACTCTTCAAAGTCTAGTAGACTCTCTTGTCCTTCTTTGAATCTACAAACCCACTTAACTAATACCTTTTTGCGTGATACTGTAGGGTGTATATGACTCCACTCGATGTAGTGTCTTAAGACTAATGCCAAACACTCACTCCCTTCTCTCTTGTATAATGTCATGTTATTATCCCATTAATGTAGATGTAAGATATAGATGTAGCTCCTAATATCATTAATATATAATATAGAACAGCTTCTTTATGTGTCATACCATTACCTTATAATCAGCTTCAAGATCTGTTAAGATAATCTGAGTCTTTAAGTTGAAAGTATCAGGTTTCTCTTTGAGTATCTCATACACTTCATTAACACTATAACGATGTTCTCTATAAGTATCCTCTTCTTCAAAAGTAATAAGACCATTTTCAATACCTAAGCGTTTTAGATTCAGTTTCATTTCTCACCTTTGCAATTTTGTAATAGTATCTCATACGCGTCTATGATATGAGATTCATTAGTTTTCTGTTCGCCTATATTAACAGTCTGTAGTGTAGCGATCATCGTAGCTAGTGCAGCAATTACAGCTGTAAAAGCTTCTATATACTTTTTCATTAACTAAAATCCATCGTCATCTGCTTAGGGTGATCGTCTGTACTACCAAAACCACCACTACGGTCTGTGTCTGAGTGGATACCTAGTAAGTGAGTCTGATGCTCTTTAAGTAAGAGTTGAGCTATGCGATCTCCTTTATTGATCTTTACAGGGTCAAGGTTCATATTACTAATGACTATCTTGATCTCATCTGCATAGTCCATGTCAATAATTCCCACACCACTAACTAATCCTTTTACTCTTAGACTAGAGCGTGGGTGTAACTCCATGTAGTGAGTTCTTTTGAAATACTCGTCTATATCATCATCTAACTCTAAGCTAACACCAAGTCCTACTACTACTGTATTACCACCATATACAATGACATCTTCGTTTGCATATAAATCTACTGCTGCGGAAAACTTTGTTCCTTTAGTGGGAATAGTTCCACCATTTACTGTTTTAATCATTTCAATCTCTCCTTAATTTTGGTTGATCCTAGTTTGATATAACTAACTCCCCACATCACCTATCCTTTTAAAATAGATAATCAAAAAATCTGCCTCCTTTTTTTAATAATATACGTTGTATAACTACGTGTAGATGTCAAGTCCTACAAAATGTGGGGAATGGTTTTTTTTATTTTTGAATCATGTGGACGCCATTAATATCCAGCCTAGGTGTCAAACCACCTTTCTCGCTCACTAAATATTGAAGTTTAGTCTCATGATCTATATAAATTTTCAAACCACTGCGCTCTTTATTAACATAATCATCTGTTTTATCAAAATTTATTTTGTAATAAGAGAAAATTAAATTTATCACGTATGCGATTATTCCTAATATTATTGCTAAAAAAACTAACTTAGCAATAACTAAGTCAGCTATTTGTAAAACTAATTGTGCTGTTTCTGGTGTCAATTCTTAATCCTTTATTTGTAGTGCAAAATTTTCGATAAATGGATATAAAGATTCATACTGTAATCTTGAAGGATCGTAAACAGGTTTCTCACTTACTCTATCTTTGAATTCTTCAAACGAACCTGTAAAGCATCCTCTAATTAACTTGAATGAATCTTTAGTTTTGTATATTCTAAGAGTTCCGTATGCTGAACCTATGTTCGATAAAGTGAAAAAGTGGTTAGGCTTAGAGATATTTGCATCTTTGTATATTTTATAGTTACCATATACTCTAGCAGTACCAAATACTTCTGCGTTACCAAATACTTCTGCGTTACCATATACTCTAGCAGTACCAAATACTTCTGCGTTACCAAATACTTCTGCGTTACCAAATACTTCTGCGTTACCAAATACTTCTGCATTACCACTTACTTCTGCGTTACCACTTACTTCTGCGTTACCGAATATTTTAGCATTACCACTTACTCCTGCGTTATAATATATTTCAGCATTACCATATACTTTAGAATCATCGTATACCCAACAATCACGTTCATGAGATAAATTAGACTCTTTAGCCAAATAACCTCCTAAATCTCCTTCTTTTACATTGCCAAACGACTTTAGTGCTCTGATTCGATAGAGTGTTTCGTCACCTATGACTATTGTGTCAGTGGGTAATAATTCATATTTTTTCATTTTGTATCCTCCAAATCTAATTACTAATTGAAGAACTCTTTAAACTCTTCATTACCAAATTGACCTTTGGTTAATTCTATAATCTCTTCTATAGAATAATAATCTTTGGTTTCTTCATGACTTTCTACAAAAGATTTAGTCCCTAAGGAACACGCCCCAGTAATAAGCATATACATTTTAATCATATCTTCTTTAGATAATATTGTCTCTAAAGTATAATCTTTGTACATAGAAGTATCTCTATTAGATGCTTTGTACATTAGATCATCTTTAGCTTCTTTGATTGTTCTACCATGTGCGAAGTCAGTACCATTAGTAACTATATAAGACTCTTCTTTATCACCCCTATTAATAACTTTATATACATTTCCTTTTTTATTAATAACTTTAGAAAGTATACCATCTGCAATAATATGTTCACCTAATTCTTTATTTGCATTTAGATACCATTTATCTTTATCTTTTTGTTTTGATAAGTAACCTTTAATATTAAAAGGACATAGTTTAATTTCTTCATTTTCTTTTGGTTGTATGACTTCAAATTTATCTCTTCTTACAATTACACAATCACTTCCAGTATCAAAAGTACATCCGCTACCAGTTTTAAAAGTACACCCATGACCTGTTTTAAATGTACAGTCATAAATTGTATCAAACGTACAATGATGAATACCAGTAAAATCAAGAACTAAACCAGTCACTTCAGAACTAAAAGTTCTAGTTTTTTCATCCCACATAAACTTATCTAAATCTAAAGGTTTACCGTTTTTTAAAACTCTTTGTTGAACTTCTAACTTTTTCATTTTGTGCCCTCCTCTTCTGCACAGATACGGTCTTTGATCTCCTCTAAGTTATTTATCATATCCTTATAAATTTCTATTCTATTTTTAGCCATACTTACCATCTGTTCACTCGTAATGTTATCTATAATCCATTTATCTGATCTAGTTAGAATATTAAGACTAACTATGGTCTTTTCTATCTCTTGTTTAGTTGTCATCTCTATATCTCCTTTAACGTTAGTTCTATTGTAGTTTTTATGTGGTTTTTCCACTTTTTCCACCAGTCAAGAGCATAAGTATCCATATCTGCTATCTCTTCATCACTAAAACTGAACCACTCCTCAATCCGATAATTTTTACACCCGATTTGCAAAACTTCTTTAGTAAATGTGATTGGATAGTGTTCTAATTGCATAGAGAACAGTTGCTCCGTGTTGCCTATAGCTCCCCTTAAGTTAGCTCCCCTTAAGTTAGCATCTCTCAAGTCAGCATCTTTTAAGTTAGCGCCTCTTAAGTTAGCACCTTTTAAGTTAGCACCTCTCAAGTCAGCACCTTTTAAGTTAGCCTCTATTAAATTAGCATCTCTCAAGTCAGCCCCTCTTAAATCAGCACCTCTCAAGTCAGCATCTCCCAAGTTAGCACGTATTAAGTCAACACCTCTCAAGTCAGCATCTCTCAAGTCAGCATCTCTCAAGTTAGCACGTATTAAGTTAGCATCTCTCAAGTCAGCCCCTCTTAAATCAGCACCTCTCAAGTCAGCATCTCTCAAGTTAGCACGTATTAAGTTAGCTTTCTCGCCTTCGCCTGTAAATAGCCATTTCTTGTGTTCTTCTAATACTTTGTTTAGTTCTTCTCTTGTCATTTCAATCTCCTTTTAAACTTTCTAAGTGTAAACTTATTTTTCTTAAATAAACATTAAGTAAGAAGTAAGTAAGATATACAAATAACAAAAAAAGGAGATTGAAAATGAATATACAAGAATTTTTACAATCTAAATTAGATGAAGGTTTTACGCTAGGGAGACTCTCTTCTATATTAGAAGTATCTGCTGCAGCCCTCTCATATCAAATGAACGGGCAGTCTAAAAGTGTTAGCTTAGCCTTGGCTAGAGAGATATATAAAAAGTTTGATATCCTACTCACAGGATTTCATATTGATGAAATGGAGTAGGATATGTTTTTCAAATATACTATAAGTAAGAACCATTATAACGCCTACAGTTATAAAGAGACTGATAAGGTGTCTGCACTTCTTAAAGATCTTGCTACAAAATGTGTTAGCCCTGTTACTGAGTATAGTGATAAAGAGATAGTATCTGCTTTAGATGGATCATCATATATGAGTAAGAACCATAGATCTAACGCTACGCTCTTGACTAGAGGCAACTTAGGTATGATCGACTTTGAAGGTAAGAATGAGAAGCTAAGAGAGTTATTAGGTAAGTTAGATGATAAGAACTTATTCTATGTAGCGATTCCATCTCAGTCTAATAAGAGTGATAAGCGTAATGCGAGATACCACATCATGTACCTACTGAGTAAACCGTACTCTATTAATAGTCAAGCTATGAGAGTGCAAGCTCAAGAGTTTTTTACTCACATAGGGTACAAGTGGGATACTCCTGATAGTGGTATAGATCCACGTGCTACGTTTAACGGTTGTGGATATTTCTCACCTACTATACCGATTAAAGATGCTAAGAGTAAAGGTAATAGTAAGATCACAGATCCATATATAGATATAGATGACATTGCAAAAGATACTATTAAGAGTCTTGGTAATAATACTTATGATCCTATTGAACCTGAGAGTGAAGATGCCAATGAGAGTTATAATAATAACTTTGTCAATGGTAAACGTGTAGAAGAGATCACTACTAAGATCATGCGTACAACACGTAAAGGTTATATCTTATCTAAAGATACTCACATTATGACAAATAGTGTCGATAAGTTTGTAACTTTTGAAGCATTAGTAGAGAAGTTGGCAGAAGTAGAAGGTGAGAACCCGCGCATTAGTGGCTTAGGGTGTCCAATATGTAATCCTGAGCATACTGAGTTGAAGCCAGGTTATGCCTATATGCAATATGATTCTAATGATAATCCGTATATCTGCTGCACAGGTAACGGTTGTACAGATCGTCCATACTTCACTATGGCAAAAGGTGATATCTTAGTATATAGAGTAGAGGACTCAGCAGGTACTACTAAGTACGTAATGATTGAAGATGGTAGATTATTATACACTAACAAGCGTGATAACTCATATAAGAGATCTCCTGAGAGTGTAGCTGATGAGTTATATAATAGAGGTCAAGCACTATTAGATGATAATAACCGTTATAGTCGAGGATTAACAATCGCTGAGTATTGTCATGGTGCAGACTCTATCGTTATCACTAATAACCCTTTTGAACCTGAAGGTATGATCGATGGAGCTATGGAGTATAACGTATCTCCTTCTGCACGTTTTGAACCTACTGAGAGTGAGCCTAATGATGTAGTTAAGGAAGCAATTAAAGCGTTTCAAGATGACGTTATGATCAACGGGTATCCTATCAGTCTCATCTATTTATCTTATTATCTATTTCATCATAGACAGATCATGGCTGTACTATTCTTAGTGAACTCAGATCGAGGTAGTGGTAAGTCATTTTGGATACTTGATCTCCCTACATGGTACTTGGGTCACTCAAAAGTATCAGGTATGGGGAGTGCTGCGATTATGGCTCGATGGGACGATGAGAAGTTGGGATCAAAGTTAGTAGTATATGAGGACGTAGAACAACTCACACGTAATGAGCTAGGAGTATTAAGAGCTGAGATTAAGAGTGATGCTACGAATGGATCTTCTAAGATGCTGAATATCAAAGGTCAGGGTAAAACTAGATCTTTTGGGTTTAACTCAGCAGGTACTACTAATCACTACGATCAGATACCTTTTGATGGCTCAGGGGATAGACGTATATACCCTGCTCCTTACAAGAGAATAGATAAGAGTGCATGGTTAGTCAATCGCTTTATGAGTGATACTAAAGAAGGTGTTAAGAATCGTACTAATGTAGTAAATTATCTTTATAATATATACAGATCATGTGAGAGTAATATGACTAAAGAGTTAAATAGTGCGCTCTATTATAAAGTACCGATCAGTAAGATAAAAATTAAGGTTGAGGATAGTACCTCTACGGACGGTGTGGTAGCTATGAAGATTATTAGGAGATCACGTAACATGCGATCTGCTACTAGAGATCTAGCTCATGTAATTGCAAGTGAAGTAGATACTGAAGATCTTAAAGATATATTGAAGGATATATCTTTTGAAAAAGACAGGGTAAAAATTCATGGCGAAACCTTGCAGGAGTTATGGAAAGTTTTACCAACAGGTAGAGAGTCCGCAAAACAATATAACTATCGACAGTACCTAAAAATATTTGGTATAGAAGAAGATTTGCAGCACTCTATACGAATTAATGGAACCGTTAAAACAGGTGTTATCCTGTATAAGGCTCTTTAATAAGAGCTTTACCTTATCTTAATAGTTAAGCTAGTTTAATTTCTTAATAATATCTCCTTAAATAAATAACTAATTATAAATTTTCAGAAAATATAAGGCTCTTATAGCTCGAAGCCCTCTTATTTGTGTAGAGGGTTTTGTTTTGTAGTAAGCACCCTCTACACTTAACCACGCCTTTATTCATGCGCTTTTGTTTACTCTTTTTTTTATGTAGTAGCAATAAGTAAAATAGTGATTAGCAAAAAATAAAAAATAAAAAAGAGTATATTTTTATATATATTTACTTATATAGTATAGGGGTGGATACTCTACTACATTCGCTACATTGCTATAAGAGCTCTTATAGAACACATAGCAAAAATTATAAAATATGATATACTAATCCCCATGAGTGAATTAAACGAAAAACAAAAAGCATTTTGCAGAGAATATATTATTGATAACAATGCAACACAGGCAGCGATACGTGCGGGGTATAGTAAACGTAGTGCTGAAGCATGTGCATCACGACTGTTAACAAAAGATAAGATCAAAGAGCACGTAGAAGAGTTACGTAAAAAAGCCACTAAAAACTCAAGAGGTGCTGAGTGGGTGATTGAACAATTAGAGAGAGTTGTACTTATGGGTTTAGGTGATGAGGAACAGCCTGTAGTGACTAAAGAAGGACAAGGAGGGGGGATCACTACTACATCATCACAAAAGCTCAGAAAAGCCGATCTCGTAGCTGCTAAGGGTGCATTAGATCTCTTAGGTAAGTATCATGGTATATTCTCTGAGAGTCATAAGGTTGAGCATAGCGGTTCTATTATGAAGCGTATTATTAACGTCAATACTACTAAGAAGGACGATAAGTAATGAGTACAAGATCTATAACTGATTGGGTACAGACTTTAGATGATATTATCCCTGCGTTACAGATGGGGTTAGTACCTGATAGTGCTATAGGTCAGGTTTATCATAAGTTCTCAGAGTCTAATCAAATTACTACTCAAGCTTCAATATTATCATCGTGTGAGAATCAAGACCCTTTTAACACAGCAGGGTCTCAGTTATATATCTCTTCAAGTGATGCTGCAGATACACAGCAGATCTACTTAGAGGGTGTTGATCAGAATTTCTTAATGGCTTCAGAGCTAATAACACTAACAGGTCAAACTGCTAAAGCTTTAACTACAAACTTTAGGACTATCTTCAGGGGTTGGAATAATAATGGTACAGTTTTAGCAGGAGATGTATATGTAGGTACTGAGGTAACTCCTACAGGTGGAATACCTGCTACTGACAATCAGTACGCTATGATCCCTAGCATTTATGATGATAAACAAGTAAATCAGATACTTACATCTGTCTTTACAGTACCTGATAACTATACAGGTTTTATTACAGAATGGTATACATCTGCTGCTAAGAGTAAAGATATTGAACTAACTGCATATGCAAGGTTATATCAAAAGATATTCAAGTATGAAGCTCACATGAGCACCTTTGAGTCAAGTATTCAGAGAGAGTTACCTTTTTTAAAGTTCCCTTCAAAGACAGACTTTAAGGTAGAAGCTCTAACCTCGTCAGGTTCTATTAGTGCCTCTACAAGTTATACTCTGATCCTACTCCATAACAATTATATAAATAGTGCTAGAGAAGTAGTATGGAGATAAACTTAGCTCCTATCGTTTCAGATTACTATATGGACGATAACCTCGTCACGTTAATCATCGGACCTGTAGGAAGTGGTAAGACCCTCGGTAGTATCGCTAAGTTAGATCGGTTGATGTATGAACAAGAACCTAATGACGATGGTATTAGATACACTCGATGGGCGGTAGTACGTAATACCTACTTAGAACTTAAAGATACTACGATCAAGTCCTTTGAGGGTTTCTTTGGAGATCTCATAAAGTTTAATTGGGGTAACATGACTGCTACTTATAAGCATGATGATGTTCACGCTGAGTTTCTCTTCAGGTCATTAGATAAACCTGGTGACATGCGTAAGCTACTATCGTTAGAGATCACAGGAGCTTATCTTAATGAGATGAGAGAGTTAAGTCATGAAGCATTAGAAAATGTTATATCTCGTCTAGGTCGTTATCCATACCCTAAAGATGGTAAGGGTTGTACTAAGAGTAATGTCATAGCTGATAGTAATGCGTTCCCTGATGATCATTGGATCTACAATCTCTTTATGACTAGCGATAAGCCTGATAACTACAGTTTATACTTACAGCCTCCTGCAATACTTGATGATAACTCTCTTAACCCTGAAGCTGAGAACTTAGAGAACTTACCTCACGATTACTATACAAGACAGCTTGCAGGTGCTACGGATAACTTTGTAGACATCATGCTTAAGGTTAAGTTTATAGCTAAGAAGGAAGGTAAACCTGTGTATCCTGAGTATAATGACCGTGTGCATTGTGTACCTCATGAATCACTACGTCCACCTTCTGAAGATCTTCCTTTGATATGTGGTGGTGATAATGGTCGATGGTCAGGCTTTGTTATAGGTCAAAGAGATCCTTTAGGGCGTGTAGTGATCTTTGATGAGATAGTGAGTGATGATATTAACTTAACTGAGTTTAGTGAGGTCATAGAGGATCACATGAAGAGATACTATCCTAACTATAAGTTTGAAACGTGGATCGATCCCTGGGCTGCTAATCAAAGAGGACAGCTTACAGATGCTACGATGTTCAAAGTCTATAACAAGAATAATTTACACCCTCGAGTTACAGATACTAACTCGCCTGAAACTATGGTAGAAGCTGTTAAGAAAAACTTTAGCAGGTTCACATTAGGTCAGCCTAACATCGTGATAAGTAACAAGTGTAAGACTCTTAGAAGAGGTCTTAATGGTGGTTATGCGTATCGTAGAGTAAACGTGTCAGGTGAACGCTATGCTGAGAAGCCTGATAAGAACCGTTACTCACATATCTGTAATGCCTTTGAGTTTCTCATAGATGGTATGGGTGCTAGTAAAGAACTCTTAAGCTCTAATAAGTTTAAGGGTCATACAATACGTGTAGATGATGGCTGGAATGTATTATGACAGAAGAGGTATTCACATATCGTGATGGTAATGATTGGGTGAGTTACATAGAGTCTGAAGAGGGGATCTGCATGTCAGCTCATACTGATAGTCAGAAGTACCCTAAGCCTATGTTAAGAGCTATACTTAAGACCTTTTTGCAATTCGATAGTGTTTATACTATACTTCCTTATAATTATTTAGTGAAGTTCTACAAGCAGCACGCTGAGGTAGAGCTTATCAACGCTGAAGCTAATCTATATAGACTTTGGAGGGTAAAGTAATGGGTAAGCCTGTAAACATGGTATACGATATTGTAAAGGGTAACGTACAGCGTAACATATTAGATCCTATTAACAGATTAGGTGGAGATATAACCGGTGCTAATGCTCTAAAAGAACAGACTGAGATAGCTAAAGAACAAGAAGCAAGACTCGCAGCATCTCAGAAAGAACAAGAAGCTATCGCTAAAGAGCGTGAGAAGGAAGCTAATATGGATCTCGCTGAGGCTCAACGTAGACTCCTTAAGGCTCAACGTCCTAAAGCAGATCTCTTATCAGGTACTGAGTTAGGTACTCAATCAACTAAAAAAGGAGTTTTATGAGATTCATAAGTAATAATTTCGCTCATGTTAAGTGTTTAGGCTGTGGTTACAGAACTGTTATTAATCCTGGGTATCCGTTTACGCTTCGGTGTAAGTGTTATATCGAAGCGTCTGATCCTGTTAAGGAAGAAAAAGATTACACTAATGGTGATAATCGAGTAACTCTTATTGGAGTATTCAATAACGGTGATGTTGAGGTAAGTGAGCCTTATGATCTCAGTAAGACTTGGCGTATTCCTAAAGATACTTTTGAGAATGAGTTTAAAGAAGTCGTTAAAGAAGAACTTACATATAACGGTCTTACAGCTAAAGAGATGGTAGATCAGTATACTGTAGAAGAACTCAAAGAGATCGCTGAGGGGTTAGGTGTCCCTAGCGTATCTAATATGCTAGAAAGTAACCTAATCAGTCGTATCTTAAAAACAAGTGATACAAAAGAAGTCGTTAAAGTTATAGAAAAACCTACATATAACGGTCTTACAGCTGAAGAGATGGCTGATCAGTATACTGTAGAAGAACTCAAAGAGATCGCTGAGGGGTTAGGTATCCCTAGAGTATCTCGTATGCTAGAAAAGAAGCTAATCAAGCGTATCTTAGAAAAGAGTGAGGGATGATCTCTATAGAAACTATTAAGAAACGATACTCTAAAGCTAAAGGTAACTATGAAGCATACTCATCGATATTAAGAGATGCTTATACCTACGCTCTTCCTGATAAGGGTTACTTCGACACTATAAGTAATGGGTATCGTACTAAAAAAGTATATGACAGTACAGCGATCTTAGGTGTAGGTACTTATGCTGATAAGGTGCAGCAAAACATCGTTCCACCTTGGCGTAAGTGGTTCGTATTAGAACCTGGTAGTGAGATCCCTGAAGAGCTACACGAACAAGTACAGCCTGCATTAGACAATATTAGTGATACTCTTTACGATCATATCAATCACTCTAACTTTAATACTAAGATGAATGAAGCCTTACAAGACGTAGCGATCTCTACAGGTATCTTAACTTGTGAAGAGGGTGACGGTATAGAGAGTTCTCTAACCTTTAACTCTATTCCTGTTGAAGAGGTGGCTCTTGAAGAGTCACAAAATGGTATCGTAGATAATGTCTATCGTAAGTTTAAGATTAAAATTAGAGATATTGAATCTAGTATTAGAGGATCTAAGCTCACACCTAAATTATCTAAGAAATTAACTGAAGATGTAAACGCTAAGATAGATCTAATCGAGGCTGTAGTGCGTAATGATAAGGGTACTTACGATCATGTTATCTTTGATGAGGAAGATGAAGGTACTATCTATGAGGTAGAAGATGACTCTAACCCTTACATAGTATTTAGAGAGCGTGTTACCTCTAAAGGGGTTTATGGTATGGGACGTGTTATACAGCTCTTAACCGATATTAAAGTCCTCAATAAACTCGCTGAGATGGATCTCAAGAACGCAGGTTTAGCTATTAGTGGTGTGTACACTGCTACTGATGATGGTGTATTTAACCCATATAACACTCGCTTAGTTCCTGGCACTATCATACCTGTTGCTAGTAATGCTAATGGTAATCCTACATTAAGACCTTTAGAGCGATCAGGTGACTTCAACGTAGCTATGCTCAAGATGGAACAGAAACAAGAGCTTATCACTAAGGTTCTCTTTGGTCAGGCGTTAGGTTCAATAACTAAGACTCCTGTTCGTACTGCTACTGAGGTTAATGAGCGTGTAGGTGAGAGCTATGAGTTAAGTTCCGCTGCGTTTAGTAGGTTTCAAACAGAACTCTTAGAGAGACTCATTAAGCGCATGGTAGATGTTCTTAGTAAAGCAGGTAAGATAGCTCCTATTGTTATCGATGGAAAAGAGGTTACGATCAAGTTTACATCTCCTTCAGCTAAACAGCAGGATCAAAACGATGTCACTACCATTGTAAACTACGCTAATACTCTTGCAGCTACAGGTATTCCTATGGAGACTTTGGGTACTAAGATCAAGTTTGAGGACGTACCTGGTTATATCGCTGAGAATATGGGTATCCCTAGTAAACTGATTCGTACTGAAGAGGAAGAGGAAGAATATACTGCTAAACAACAACAAGCTATGCAAGCTCAGATGATGGCAACTCAACAAGGAGGTCAAGCGTGATCTATGAAGGATATGCTAACAGGGGTTTAAAACCTATGAGTGATAAAGATATAGATGCTCTTAATCATGCTTATGCAAGAGTGTTTAGTTCTGCTGAGGGTAAGAAGGTATTAGATCACTTAGTCAAAGCTAACTTAGCCACTCCGATCGCTATGCAGGGTGATGATATGTTATCTATAGGTGTACGTCAAGGACGTGCTAACTTAGTTGATGAGATTATTCAACGTATCGTAAGGGTAGACAATGGCGTGTAAAAAGAAAAAAGGTACTAAACCTAAGAAGTAAGTTCATAAGGTACTCTTAGGAGTATCTTAGTGAGTTTATCTCAACAAATTAACATTAAAGGACACATAAGATGAGTGAATCTCTTATCCCTGCAAATGTAGAAGCATCGACTACTACTGAAGCAACGACTACGACTACAGAGTCTACAACTATACCTACTACAGACGATACTACTGCACCTGGTTATTTATACGCAGATGGGATCGAAGCGCAAGGTGATGTTCCTGAGTGGTTTAAGTCTAATAAATATAAGACTGTATCAGAACAAGCTGCTGCTTACCCTGAACTTGAAAAGCGTTTTGGATCTTTTACAGGTGCTCCTAAAGAGGGTAAATATGAGATTGAAGGTGTAGAGTTTGAAGATAATACTCTACTAAAGACTGTTGCAGATTGGGGATTAGAAAATCAACTATCTCAGGAAGGGTTATCTACTCTAATTACCAAAGTTAATGAGTTAGCTGAAGCTCAAGTAGCATTAGATAGAGAAAATGCTCTTGCAGAACTTGGAGAGAATGGTACTAAGATCCTACAAGATCTCGCTCAATGGGGTAAGAATAACTTAACTCCTGAAGAGTACGTACAGTTTCAAGGACTAGCACAAAACGCAGGACAAGTTAAGCTATTAGATAAGCTAGTAGGAATGAACAAGAACAGTAAGTTAGTGGATCAAACTCAGGTAGAAGCTCCTAATAATCGTGAGGCTATAGAAGCTAAACTTAAAGAAGAGTATGTAGCTACTAATGACAAAGGTCAAAGGTTAATGGACGTAGATATGGCTTACAGACAAAGAGTTAATGCTAAATTTAAAGAGTTTTATGGTAACTAACTTGCATTAATAAGCAAAAAAATATATAATCTTGGTAAGCAACTAATCTTACTTTTTAGAATACCCTCCTAGCAGGCTCTGAAAACAAGATGAGTTATAGTTTAGGATTAAGCTGTACTCTCCTGTTTCAGGGTGTGCAATACCAAAAAATCCGACAAATTATTTCAAATCTTTAAAAAAGGACGACTTATGTCAAAGAATCTAAGTTCTGTTGCTTCTACTCAGTTTGATACTGAAGTAAAGCACGCTTATCAAACTTTAAGTGCTACACTTGCTGGTACAACTACTGAGCGTAAAGGCGTAGTAGGTGACACTTATGATTTCCGTAAAATGGGTAAAGGTTTAGCAACGCCTAGAACAGCTCCTTCAGCTGATGCAGTTGCTATGGATATTTCACACAATCTAATTTCTTGTACACTTACAGATTGGGATGCAAATGAGTATACAGATATATTCAATGCTGCTGAAGTTAACTTCGATGAGGTTAAAGAGCTTGGTATGACTATTGCAGGTGCTCTTGGTAGACGTGATGATCAGCTTAAAATTGATGCTATGGTCGCTGGTACTTATAATACTACTCCTGTATCAGGTACAAGTGGTGGTCAAGTTGCAGTAGGTACAGGTGGTGCAAATACTAACCTTAATATCTCTAAACTACGTGCTGCTAAAAAGTTCCTAGACACTTTTGAAGTACCTCAAGAAGGTAGACATATTGCAGTATCTCCTAGTGGGATTAGTGCTCTACTTGCATCTACTCA